ATCGAGTTGCAACAAGCTTTGCTTGAAACCCTTTTTGGTAAAGAGTATTCAGAGCATTGGCGAAACATAATGGTAGGTTTCCCATTCGACTACTCAGGCGCAAGTATTACTTACGCTCGAGGAAATCCGATGGGGGCCTATTCATCATGGTCCGCTTTTACTCTGGCACATCACTTTCTGATGTTTCTGGCTTGTGAAAAGGCCGGAATCAGATGGAAGGATGGCCCTTATATGATGCTTGGTGACGACATCGTCATTGCTGACGACACTGTCGCTGAACATTACAAAGGTTTACTCCGAGAGTTCGATATTCCCTTTTCCGAGGAGAAGAGTCATCAAAGTTTCTTCCTGTTCGAATTCGCAAAGCGATTCGTTCATGAAGGCACTGAGATATCTCCTTTCCCTTTAGTGGGCCTTTACGAGAATCGTAACAACTGGCTTTTGGCCATTGGGACGATATTCGAGGAGGCCCATCGGAAGCGCTGGATACATCGTGTAGACGTATTTCAAACATGCACAGGGTACTTGAGAGCGATCGGATTTGGAAAAGAATTTATTCTTCGCCAGTCCGAGAACTTACAGGTGACCCTGGCCCTAAGGAACTCCTTTGCCCAAACTCAGCCTATGGCGGAAGCAATTCTGCTTGCGGCATTTCTGAGAAATGGAAAAGAATTTGTTGATGATATGCGATATCTGTCCCCAGGATTCATTGAATCCAAGGTCCTTTTATCAGCTTTCACAACTATCTTCAAGGAGTCCTTTGAACGAATCACGAGCGTGAAGAATGGTAAACCCCTTGGCCAAGTGGCCGAGGACCTAACATGCTTCGCGACATCGCTATTCGGCATGGTTGATGATCCATTTTTATTGATCCGCTCCTGTCCAGTTCTACAGGTCTATGGAGAAGTCGAAGAAATTTATCTTCAACTCCTTCGGGACCCGCTAGATATGGATGCTTCTCGCGAAAGAGACTATAAACATCTCTTTATGACGATTAGTATCCCTACTGGGGATGAGTCCTTCTACATGCGTCGTAAAGACGTATTGCAGTTGGCCACCTCCAGACTGGCAGGAGAGATCCTGAGCATGATGGATGAGGCGCGGGAAGAACCCGCTATCATCTTTCCTTATGGCATATAGCTATAAGTGCCCGCCGGGTGGATCACCCGGACCTGCGGTTTTACACCGCAGGATGTTAACCGCCCTTAATTGGGCGG